TTTACATTGTTTACATCAAGAGTTAAAAGCTTATAATATATATAAACAATAGGAGAAGAGGGGAGAATGGGGACTATTGGTCAAAATCGATGGATTTGGTCGAAATCGGTCGAATTAGTCACAACTCACAAAATACGATAGAAAAGGAGGGTTTCGGTGAAGTTTGATTTTTTAGACGTCACTGTCGAGCAAAACTTCAGTAACAACAGAGTTTATGATTATGTCATATCTCCAGACTTCTTGTTTGGTGATATTAAAGACTTGGTTATTAAAGGTTCTTCATTCTTTGCTTTCTGGGATGGAAACGAATGGATAATGGACCAGAATTATTTATTTGATTGTATCGACTCGATCTTGTGGAGAAAGTATCATGAAATAAAAGCCGAACATCCAACAGCTAGGATTCAGGTTAAGGAAATTCGTAAAGCTTCAGCGGGCAAGTATAAATTGTTTGTTGATTATATTAAAGTCCTTTGGCAACCTGAGACCAACTTTAACAGACGCATATTATTCGCAGATCATAAGATTAGGCGCGAAGATTATGCAACTGTTAAATTACCATACACTCCGGTGAGTGGTGACTGCCCGGCATTCAAAGAATTGTTATATACATTGTACGATCCAAATGAAGCTGAAAAGATTCTATGGTTTATGGGCGCCTTGCTTATGAACAAAATGGAACATATCGAGAAGTTCATGTATTTGTATGGACCAAAAGGATCTGGTAAAGGGACCGTGCTAAAAGTATTCAAGATGATATTCGACGGATACCATGCTCCTATCGATTTGAGAGAGTTAACAAGTGGAGGACCATTTGCAACCGGACAGATCCGAGAGGTTCCTTTATTGATCGACGACGATACGGATATTTCCAGGATCAGCAATGATACTCCTTTGTTGAAACTGACATCTCATGAAACCATATCCGTCAACAAGAAATACAAAGAACCGTATGATGTGACATTTAGTGGTTTATTGGTAACTGCGTCAAACCAAAGATATCGTGTAAGGAATATTGACTCGGGGATTACTCGACGGGCTGTTGTAGTAAATCCTAGTGGTCGTAAATTCACTCACGAAGAGTACGATGCGTTATTTGATAGGGTTAAGTACGAGGTTCCGTATATTGCATCGATGGCAATGGATACTTTCAAAGAACTCGGTTATTCTTTCTACGACGACTACTTCGATATCGAGATGGCAGTTAATACTGACATCATATTCGACTTTGTTCGGAGCAATGCTATGGAGATTGGTAAGGATATTACACTCAAGCGTGTTGCTGAGATGTATAAAGAATATCTGGAAGATCTCGGATTCAAGACGGAAGGATACAAAGCCAAGATCAAGAAAGAGCTCATGAGATATTTCGACGAGTTCCATACAGAGATTCGGATTGATAATATTCGTTACAAGAATTTATATCGAGGATTCAAATGGGAAGTCGTATATCCAGAAGGACTCGGAGACAAAACGGATGGTCGATTCGTACATTCCGAAGAAGCGAAAGAAGATTGGCTCACATTTCTTGACAACCCGTCATATTTCAATGGTATCGCTGCAGCATTTCCAGCACAACCTGCAAATTCGAAAGGTAATCCTTTAGCGAAGTGGGACGATGTTAAGACTGTGTTAGCGGATATCGACACGGAACAACTTCACTGGGTTAAAGTTCCGCTGAGTCATGTTATTATTGACTTGGATAAAAAGAACCCAGAGACCGGCAAGAAGGATTTGGAGCTGAATAAGGAAGCAGCCCGACAGTTCCCTCCGACGTACGCCGAACTATCCAAATCAGGCCATGGTATTCACTTACATTATATTTATGACGGTAATGTGAATGAGTTATCTAATTTGGTCGAAGAGGATGTGGAGATCAAGGTATATCGCGGGAAGTCTTCTCTGCGACGTATCAATATGAAAGCCAATGAGTATGAAATCGCGCATATATCCTCAGGTCTCCCACTAAGAGAGAAGGAGGCTGTGGTGTATAGCGAGATAGAAGATATTGTGTATACCGAACAGGTATTACGTAATTTTGTAAAACGACAGTTGGGTATGATTGAAGGTAAGGAACCATCACATCCAAATACTAAACCGACTATCGATTGGATTGCTCATGAAATTCAGAAGGCTCATGATCAAGGTCTGGAATATGACCTGAACGATTTACGACATGCTTGTATGATGCGAGCATTGAAATCAACAAATAATCGCGAGTACTGTTTGAAGGTTGTTCAGAAGATTCCTTGGTCAACACTTCGAGATGAGAACGAAGATAAAATCCAAGACCGACTTACAGGGTTCACAAAGATATATCCAAAAGAAGAATTAGTGTTCTTTGATATTGAGGTATATCCGAATCTGTTTGTTGTTGTCTGGAAAAAATACGGAGATGACGAATTCGTTAAGTGGATTAATCCAACTCCTGAGCAGATTGAATATTTACTTTCGTTCCCCCTCGTAGGATTTAACAATCGACGATATGATAACCATATTCTTTATGCGAGACTTCTCGGCGGTAGTGAAATGGATTTGTTCCAACAGTCGCATCGTATTATCAACGAGAAGAATGCTAAGACCGGAATGTATGCCGCTGCTTATGAAATTAGCTATGCTGATATTTATGAGTACAGTCAGAAGAAACAGTCACTTAAGAAATGGGAAGTTGAACTCGGTATCAAACACGTGGAAATGGAAATCCCTTGGGATCAACCAGTGCCGGATCATTTAGTACCAGTCGTTGTCGACTACTGTGTCAATGACGTTGATGCTACTGAGAAATTGTTTGATGCTGTTTATGCAGACTACGTTGCTCGTGAAATCCTAGCAACTATTTCCCGTGGATCCATGAATGCGACTAACAACCAGTTGACTGCATTATTTATCTTCGGTAATGACCCACGACCACAAGACAAATTCAATTATGTTGATCTGTCTAAGACATTCCCTGGTTATGTCTACGAGTTCGGTAAATCCACATATCGTGGTATTGAGACCGGCGAGGGTGGTTATGTATATGCCAAACCAGGTATTTACAAAAACGTTGGATTGCTTGACGTTGAGTCTATGCATCCGAACAGTCTCGTAAATATGAATTATTTTGGACCATATACTCAGAGGTATGCTGACTTGCTTAAAGTTCGCGTATTACTTAAACATAACAAGATCGATGAAGTTAAACAAATGTTTGATGGTATCCTAGCTCCATTCTTGGATAATCCAGAATATATCAAACCTTTGGTAACGGCATTGAAGATTGTAATCAACTCAGTATATGGTATGACCTCCGCTAAGTTCGATAATAAATTCAAGCACCCATCAAACGTGGACAACATAGTTGCTAAACGTGGCGCTTTATTTATGGTCGACTTACGCTTTGCGGTTGAGGACGAAGGATATGAGGTTGCTCATATTAAGACGGACTCGATTAAGATTCCAAATGTGGACGATTACATTATTGACTTCGTTCATAAATTTGGAGCACTACCTCAATACAATTATAAATTTGAACATGAACACACTTATAAACGTATGGCGTTGATTAATAATGCTGTTTATATCGCTCAGCTCGAAGACGATAGCTGGTCTCCGACTGGAGCAGAGTTCTTGAACCCATATTTGTTGAAACGAGTATGGACTAAAGAACGTATTGAGGAAAAAGATTTCTTCTTGACCAAGCAGTCCAAGGGCCATATTTATCTTGGTAAAGAGTTCGTTGGTAAAGTAGGATCTATTTATGCATCTCTAACTGGAGAAGAAGCATTATGGACTGAAGACAACGAAACATTCAAGTCAGTAACCGGCACGAAAGGATTTAAGTTCAAGCAATCTGCGGAATTTAAAGACGATGATGTTGACTTTGCATATTATGACAGAGTCGCTCTCGAAGGTTTGAAGAAGATTATGAAAGTTGGAGACATTAATGAAATTGTTGATGACATGCCAACCGATTATCAAGTTGTTCTAGGTTTATCGCCTGATGTTTCAGAAGAAACTTCGGCGGTAGCCTAATTTTGTTGCTTGCGGATTTCGCAGAAATTACTTGGCACATAATAGGAAGGGATAAAAGATTTTAGGATCTTTTACTTTTTTCTTGCTATTTTTTATGTCAAAACAAATCGAAAGGAATTTTATAAAATGACAAAAGTATTAGCTATTAGTAATAAACAGTTGCAATTGGAGAATGTTCGGTTTATGTTTAGACCGAACTTTGAAGGTCGTAAGACTGAGTTTAATGCACTCGGTGACCGGAATTTCCAAATTGTGATCGATCCAGAAGATGTTCCAGTTCTTCAAGATTATGGAATCAATGTAAAACTTCACGATCCTGCAGCTAAGAACCCAGACCTCGACCCAGATGTTGTACAACCAACGTATTACATCAAGGTCAAAGTATATACTGAGTACAGCACTCCGGTTATTGCGCTTATCAATGATGATGGCGAATTGGATGTTGATGAAGAAGTACCAACTGACAACATCACTTTCCTAACTCCGGATATGTATGGTATGATTGACGAAATGGAAATCCGTGCTTGTGACATGGTTATTCGTCGTCGTGAGAAACACGAACGTGGAACTTACGCACGTCTTGACTTATCTAAAGCATATATCCACGTACAATCAACCCCATTGGCTCGTAAATACGGATTTTAATGGTCCAACTATATGATTATCAGGAACAAGCATTAGATCATCTTAGAGATGGTTGTGTGCTTTGTGGTAAAGTAGGCTCGGGTAAATCTTTAACGGGCCTATTCTACTACATCCGTAATCATTCGGACAAACCGCTTTATATTATCACTGTCGCAAAGAAGCGAGATGATAAAGAATGGCAACGTGATTTTGAGTTGCTTGGTATAAATGGAGTTGTTGATTCATGGAATAATATCAAAAAGTATAAAGACGTCAAAGATGCTTTCTTTATTTTTGACGAACAACGTGCTGTTGGTTATGGAACATGGGGACGCAGCTTGATTGATATTAGCAGACGTAATAAATGGATTATGTTATCTGCTACACCAGGTGATACTTGGATTGACTTTATGGTATTATTCATAGCCAATGGATTCTATCGCAACAAGTCTCATTTTATTGACGAGCATGTTGAGTACAAACCATATACATCATTCCCTCAAATTAAGAGATACCACAAGGTAGATCGATTAGAAAGATATAGGCGAGCTATTATTGTGTCTATGGCGGACTTCCGTAAGACTAAGATAGATCGTGTATTTGTAACCTGTGACTTTGATAGAAAGTTGTATGACGAAACTGTTAAATCCAGGTTCAATCCTTTCACCAACGAACCTATTATGAACGCTTCTGAGTTCACACAAGTACTTAGAAAGATAGTTTGTTCTAGTGATCGTCGAAAGGAGAATGCAAGACAACATATCATGACCAAAGATAAATTGATTGTGTTCTACAATTACATTTATGAGTTGGAGATTCTAATTGATATTTGTGAAGAACTCGGACTTAGATATAGACAATGGAATGGTTCTCGTCATGAGAGTATTCCAGATGACGGTGACGGCTGGATTTATTTAGTTCAGTACATAGCGGGATCAGAAGCTTGGAACTGTATTACAACAGATACAATTCTATTTTATTCACTTAACTATTCATATCGCATTATGGAGCAGAGTGAAGGCCGCATAAATCGTATTAATACGCCATTTGATACCATGCATTATATCTATCTAAAGAGTTCTGACTGTATCGACGATGCTGTATATAGAGCGATTAAGAAAAAAGAAAAATTCAACGAGAGGAATTGGGTTAAGAGACAATGGGAAAATTGGAAAGAGATTTTCAGCGAGTCTTAATTAAAGATATTGAGGCTTTGATTCCTGATGCTATCGTTAAAAAGAACGATGCTAAGCATATTCAAGGGATTCCTGATTTGTCTGTGGATGTAGGTCCTTGGTCATTTCATCTTGAATGCAAGAAGAATGCTAAGGCTCCATATCGTCCGAACCAACCATATTACTTAAAGAAGTATAACGACAATGGTGGATGGGCTAGGACAATATATCCTGAAAACAAGGAGGAAGTTTTGTATGAAATGGAACAGGCACTTAGATTACGAAGGGAAACATTCATTCCTAAGCGCTAGTCAATGCCACTGGATAAATTATACTCCCGAGAAAGTTGTTAGTCGATTTGAAAATGAGCTAGCGAAACAACGGGGAACGGAGTTACACGAATTTGCATCTGAAGCAATCAACAAACGAATTAGGTTGATGCCTGGACATACTCATCCGGCATTGGCAAATTTTGTTAATGATGCAATAGGATTCAACATGGACAGCGAAGTCCTTTTATTTTATAGTCCTTATGCGTTTGGTACTGCGGATGCTATTCGATATGATCCTCCAAAGAAAGATAATCCTCGTGGATTCCTACGTATTCATGATTTGAAAACGGGTGTGACTAAACCTAAGATGGAACAATTGTTAGTGTATGCTGCATATTTCTGTCTTGAGTATTCTGTAAAACCTGAAAAGACAGACATGATTCTTCGTATTTATCAAGGGGATAACATTGATGAAGTAATTCCTGAGCCCGAAGATGTCTATGATATTATGCATAGCATTAAGGAATTCTCAGCATTACTTGAAAACAAACCGTGAGGTGAATTATGTCGGAAACTTTACAAGAGTACCTCGAACATAGAGGAACTCCACATCAAGGCTCCGTTCCTCACAGTGGTCGCTATGCTTGGGGTTCCGGAGATAATTCATACCAACGTGCAACTGGATGGTCTGATGTTGTGGCTAAATACCGCAAGACCGGATTAACAGACACGGAAATAGCGAACAAACTTGGCATATCTACAACAGAGTTTCGTAAGCGGAACAATATTGCTAAACAAGAGGTTCGTAAGAACAATATCTCTCGAATCAATGAATTAGCAGATAAAGGATTCGGATCGATTGAGATATCTAGGCAACTAGGTATACCTGAATCCACTGTTCGTATGAACCTAAATGCCAAGGTTAAACATAATGTTACCAGAATGGAACAAGTCAAAGGCGACTTGGAGAAACTGGTAGGAAAGTATGACTACATTGATATTGGTTCTGGCTCAGCCCAACAACTTGGTATTAATGATAGTATGCTTAAACGTGCCACACAACAGTTAGAAGAAAAAGGTTATCATGTTCACAACATTTATGTTAAGAACGCAACCAATGACGCTCACTGGGTAGAGATGAAGGTCTTGTCTAAAGAACCCGATATTTCTGTAGTACGACAAAACAGAGATAAGATTACACCACCTCTTATTTATAAAGATGAACATGGTGTATCTCAACTAGGACTTAAGCCTATTCAGCACCTTGATTGGAAACGGGTGGGAATTAAGTACGATGAAGATGGAGGTACGGCAAAAGATGGGGTAATGCAACTAAGACCTGGAGTCAAAGATCTTGATCTAGGTAATTCGCATTATGCTCAGGTTCGCATTGGAGTTGGTGGAACTCATTATCTTAAAGGGATGGCTGTTTATGGAGATCCTAAAGATTTTCCAAAAGGTGTCGATGTTATTTTCAACACCAATAAGAAACGAGGAACTCCTCCAGAGAAAGTACTGAAACCTTTGAAAGATGATCCTGATAATCCATTTGGTGCAACTATTAAACCAGGTGGACAGAAAGGCGCAATCAATAAAGTTAATGAAGAAGGTGACTGGAATTCCTGGTCTAAAACTTTATCTTCCCAGTTCTTATCTAAACAACCACCCGCTCTTGTTAAGGATCGTATTGAAACAACATACAATAAACTTAAGAAAGAGTACGAAGAGATTTCTAAGTTAACGAATCCTGTTGTTAAAAAAGCCTTGATGAATGATTTCATTGATGGCTTAGATTCGAAACGACAGTCTCTCAAATTAACAGGGTTTGATCGAATGAAAGGTAAAGTGTTGTTACCTCTCGATGGTATTAAAGCTAACGAAGTATATGCTCCATCATTTAAGAATGGTGAGAAAGTAGTACTTGTTCGTTATCCTCATGGAGGAAGATTTGAATTACCAGAACTAACTGTTAATAATAAACTTGGAAGTGGTGCGGCTAAATTTATGCGCAATGCCAAAGACGCCATTGGTATAGATTCATCTGTTGCATCTAAACTTTCAGGGGCAGACTTTGATGGTGATTCTGTTATGGTTATTCCAAACAACAAGGGTCAAATTAAAACTGCTCGCTCATTGAAGGAGTTAAAGAACTTTGACACCAAAGCTTATTATACTCCTAAACCTCCGAAGATCGATACTCAAAAACAAATGGGCGAAGTATCTAATCTTATTACTGACATGACTATTAAGAACGCATCACAATCTGAGATTGCTCGTGCAGTACGACATTCAATGGTTGTTATTGATGCTGAGAAACATAGTCTTGATTATAAGAGATCTGAAAGAGAAAACGATATTGCATCTCTTAAAAAGAAATACCAATTGCATACCAATATTTTAACTGGTAGCAAAGGGACTGGAGCATCTACTCTTATTTCCTTGTCCAAGAGAAAGATATCTGAAACAGAGAAGGTAGAAAGACACCGGTCTCCTGAAGAACTAGCATCTAACCCAAGACTTAAACCAACAATTACTAAGACTGTTCGTAAGAAAGGAACAGAGAAAGCTATTGTTGATATGGTCGATGATGCTAAGAAGCTAGGTTCTGGTACGCCTATCGAGAACATGTATGGTAATTATATCAATGCTCTTGGTAAGCTACAACAAAAGGGTCGTGATCTAGTAGACAAGACTCCTAACATGCACATCAGTAAGGAAGCGAAGATTAAGTACAGACCTCAGTTAGAGTCATTAGACAAGAAGCTTAGTGATGCTCTTATGAATGCTCCTAAAGAACGTCAAGCTCAACTGATTGCTAACAGAACCATTGCGTCTAAACGAACTCCTGACATGCAGCCAGACCAACTTAAGAAGCTTAAGCAACAATCTATTGCAGCAGCTCGTGTACAAGTTGGAGCTTCTGGTAAGAAGGTAAGGATTAGCATTGACGATGATGAGTGGGCAGCTATTCAAGCTGGTGCTGTGTCTACTAACAAACTAACACAGATCATCAGGTACTCAGATGCAGACAGGCTTAAGCAGTTAGCTACTCCTCGTAAGAGTGAGTCTATCTCATTAGCCAAAGCAAGTAGAGCCAAGGCCATGCTTCGTAATGGACACAGCTATGCTGAAGTATCTGAAGCTCTTGGTCTATCAGTTAGTTCCATCCAGAACATTGTAGAGTAAGGAGGTAGTCAATGGACGAACAGTACGATGAAGTACTTGATGTCATGCTAACAACGTATGACAATCCATACAATCCCTTTACTCAATGGGATGAATGGTACAAGTATGATACAGACAATGACTACAATACACCTGAGCTATTAGCTTTTGTCATGGGCAACACTGATGACTTGCTCGACATCACTGAAGAGCTTGGTGTGCAAGCAGCAGCAATCAATTGGATTGTTGACAATGGTCCAATCGAAAATGTTTGGACAACAATCAAACCAACTACCAAAACTCCTATTCGGCAACCGACAGAAATAAAATAAAAAATCTGTCGCAGCCATAGGGGGAGGGGTCACTACATTCCTTCCCTCTATGCATCGCCCCACCACTCAAAAATAGCTCCGGAGTGATTTTTATCCTGAAATTGGGGTCTTTGTGTGGTCAAACTATTCAACAAGGAGATCAAAGTAATGCCGAACACGGTACAAGATCACTTCATAGAACTAATGAAGTGGGTACTATCTCCTGAAGTGTTAACGCAGATAGGGTTTTATATTGGTATAGGAGGAAGCATCATAGGTTTTGGCACAAAAGTGTTCAAAAAATTATGGGCTAATTTGGAGAAAACGCAAAATGATGAACTAGCAGGTCTAAAAGCATCCATTCAGAACTTAACAACTTCAGTAGAGAAGTACCAAAAGGATACTGAGCGAGAACTTTTACGAATACAAATAATCACGGGTATACATTCGGATAGATTATCCGTTCAAGAGGTATTAGCTTTGTATGATACCTACTCATCGAAAGGATATAATTCATATGTTAGTCGTGTTGTTCATGATTATGTGGAAGAAAAAAGACAAGAAGGAAGAGGTCTAGACAATGACAGTCAATGATATTGTTAATTACATTACCTTACTGATTATCGTGGCCCCAGTTGTTATCCAATTGGTTCGTTATGTTGGTACTATTACTCATAACCGCAACCTTATCAACTTGGCAGATCGCGCACTAATCATCGTTACAAGTCTCGAGCAGCTTAAACTTGTTAATAATGCTGACAAGAAATCTGAAGCTCTTCGTAAGCTTGCTACCTATGCTAAAGAAGTAGGTATCAAGTTGACTGAAGATCAAGCAGAAGACTATATCGAAAACGCTGTAGCCGAATTGCGTAAGCTTCAGGGTAAACTTAACAAGGAGGGATAATATATGCCTCGGAGAAAGAAAGAAATTCCTGAACTAAAGAAAGCGGCTACGCCAGAAGGTCGTATGAACCAACTTACAACGTTAGCTGTAGATTTAGCAGAAGAACAACTTCGTGCTGGAACTATTGCACCAAGTACTTTAAACGTATTGTTACGATATGGTACTGTGGAAAACGAGTTGGCTCTTGAAAATCTTAGATCTAAGAACAAACTTAATGCAAGTAAGGTTTCTCAAATAGAAACTGAAGTCAAAGGTCGAGGAGATAGTGAGGAGGTTCTTAATGCACTTCGAGGTTATGCCCCGTCAGATACATTCGACTGAGAAACGTATTCTTACTCGTGATGATCTGAATTTATCATATAACGACATGGCTGCCCACAAAGAATGGGGTGATCGATTGAATTACCTATCTTTGTTTGATAAGGGCTATGTATCCCCTCGACAGTTTTCAAATCCATTTTATAAGTCAAGGATGTGGCGTAATCTTCGTGAAGAAATTATTGCCAGAGATATGGGTTATGACTTGGGTTGTCCAGGAGTTCCTATCGAGGGACCAATTATAGTGCATCATATGATTCCATTAGTGGAAGATGATATACTAGATTGGAATGAAGACTTACTTTTAAACCCTGATTTACTAATTTCGACGTCCATAGAGACGCATAACATCATCCATTACGGTAGAAGGGTTGAAGAGTTAGTCGAAAGAAAACCTGGAGACACAAACTTATGGTGAGGTGACGAATGTCAGAAACAACCATCTTATCTGAGGTTAAAGAAACTCTGGATTTTGCGGTTGCTGAGGACGATGGTTTCGATGATCGTTTACTATTAGAACTAGATGGCCTAATCGGTGAACTGTCGCAGCTGACTTATGTCAAGGAGGACTTCGTCCTTACCAAAGATTCAAAATACGAACAATTGCTTAAGGTTAATGATGCGAACCTACTTCGGTTAGTTAAGACATTTATAAACTTGAGCTTGCGAATCGTGTTTGATCCACCCGTAGGATCAGTTTTAACCTCATTAGAAAAATCTCGTGATCGGACTGCCGTTCGTATCACTATGCAGAAGGAGCGGTACAATTCATATGAACCTTGATGAAGTGTTACACGCCGTTCAATCCGGAAGTTCCGAAGAAATCATTGAGCACTTTGGAGTAAAAGGAATGAAATGGGGTTTTAGACGTGTTCGCGAACGTCTAGCTCGACGAAAACAACGTAAAGTTGATGCTAAAGTCAGTAAAGCTCGTACTAGTCAGTGGAAGCATAAATATGCACAACGGGCTAGCATCTCTGATAGAGATCTAAAACGTGCTGTCGAAAGACTACGTCTAGAAAACGACTTAGCAGAGCAAGTTAAACGTACGACTAAGATCCATGAGAAACCTAAGAATAATAGTAGCTTTGCTAAGGATATTGGTAAGACACTAATTACCGATACGATTAAAGATACTCGCAGACTTGCAATCAAAGAAGGAACTTCGTATCTTAAGAAAAATCCTGACGCTGTGAGAACTATTGCTAAAGGTATCAATACTTGGATGAACACGTAATTTAGTAAGGAGGTATTAGTCTGAGTGTTATCTAACAAAGCATATCCTCAGGAATATAGCAAATTCAAAGAACAAGTCTTGAGAGGTGAGATCCCAGTCAATCGATGGATATCATTACAAATGAATCGAATCGATTTCCTGATTGAGTCTCCGGATTATTTCTATGATGATCAAGCTATTGAGGGCTTTGTTCGATTTTGCGAGGATGAAATGACTCTAACCGATGGTAGTGACGTTACATTGTTACCATCATTTCGTGTATGGGCCGAAGATGCTTTGGCTTGGTATTACGAAAGTAATGACCGCGTATTTAACCCTAAGACGGGTAGATGGGAAATGCGCAAAAGAATGAAACGTTTGACACGGAAACAATTCCTTATAGTCGGACGTGGTGCTGCTAAATCATTGTATTCTACGTTTTTACAGACGTATATGTTATTGATTGACCCGTCGACTACTCACCAGATAGTCACAGCACCAACAATGAAACAGGCCGAAGAAATTATGGCTCCTATTCGTACCGCCTTGTCTCGAGCAAAAGGTCCATTGATCCTATATATGGTTGAAGGATCGAAGATGACAGGTAACATGCAACAGAAACAATTGCTAAGTAGTACGAAGAAGGGTATAGAGAACTTTGCCACAAATAGTCTATTAGAAGTCAGACCTATGTCGACTGATAGACTTCAAGGTTTGCGTTGTAAGTATGCCTCTGTAGATGAATGGCTCTCAGGAGAGATTCGTGAAGACGTTATAGGTCCTATAGAACAAGGGGCGTCCAAGAACACCAACTATTTGATTGTCGCAACTTCGTCAGAAGGTACTGCCCGTAATGGTGTCGGTGATACAATCAAAATGGAGTTAATGGACATACTAGAAGGTCGATACAACAATCCTCATGTATCTATATGGTACTATCGTTTGGACGATGTTCGTGAGGTTCCGTATCCAGAGACCTGGCTTAAAGCAAATCCTAACCTCGGTGTGACTGTTTCTTATGAGACATATCAAGCCGATGTTGAACGTGCAGAGACTCAACCAGCAACAAGAGCTGATATCCTTGCTAAAAGGTTTGGTATTCCTGTTGAAGGTTTCACATATTTCTTTGTCTATGAAGAAACAGAATTACACAGACCTCAAAACTTTGACGGACTCGTCTGCTCAATGGGCGCTGACTTATCACAAGGGGATGACTTCTGTGCTTTCACTTTTCTGTTTCCAATTGGTTATGGTAGATTTGGTGTAAAAACTAAATCCTATGTATCCGAAGCCAAATTAAAGAAACTCACTGCTGCGATGCGTAATAAATATGACGAATTGATAGCAGAAGGTACGCTAGTAGTTATACCTGGAGTACTTTTAGATATGAATAGAGTATACGACGACCTTTATGACTTCATTTTGGAACATAAATATGTTGTTTATACTCTTGGTTATGACCCATACAATTCTCGAGACTTCGTACAACGATGGATTCGAGATAATGGCGAATTCGGTATCGAAAAAGTTATTCAAGGAGCTAAAACCGAAAGTGTACCTATGGGTGAACTTAAAAATCTAGCGTCAAATCGAATGTTAATATTCGATGAAGAACTAATGAAGTTTGCTATGGGTAATGCCGTGGCACTTCAAGACAACAATGGTAACTACAAATTGTCTAAACGGAGAGCGTCCGAGAAGATCGATAATGTAGCTGCCTTGATAGATGCCTGGGTGGCTTATACCCGCCACAGAGATCTATTCGACTAAATCGCAACGAAGGAGCAATATGGGAATAATGGATAACGTCAGACATGCTTGGAGTATGTTTGCAAAGAAGCCAAACGAACCCAGTCTTAGCGAAACCGATCCCAAGTATCAGCAAACCTTTGAACCGCGAGCGTTAAATCCGAATAGTACAATTCCACAAAGGACATATAAACGATCTTCGATCGCATCAATGATCTTTAATAGGATTGCTATGGATGCTTCAATGGTAACATATCAGCATGTCAAGATCGTAAATTATGGTACTGACGACTCTACTGAAAATCAAATTGTTCAAACATCTAGTTTACAACGTTTGTTTGAAGTAGAAGCTAATATTGACCAGACTAGTACGGACTTTTTCCATGACCTAGTATTCTCTCTATTTGATGAGGGTGTAGTTGCTGTGGTTCCTATGACTGCTGATATAGATCCCAGTACGTCTGATTCGTATAATATCTCATCTATGAGGGTGGGAAAGGTTCTCGAATGGTATCCTACAAGAATACGTGTTCGAGTATATAACGAAAACAAAGGAGACTTCTCTGAAATAATTGTGCCTAAGAAAATGGTAGCGATTATTGAGAATCCCTTAAACTCCATTCTCGGAAATGAAAATCCGACTATGGATCGATTGATCCAAAAGTTATCAATTTTGGACAAACAGGATTTGGAGTTGGTATCTAATCGTTTGAACATGATTCTCCAATTACCATATCCTACTCGGGCGGATGTTTACAAAGACCAAGCCGAAAATCGTATCAAAGCGATTGAAAATCAGCTTAAAGATTCAAATCTTGGTATTGCCTACATTTCGTCCGAAGAGAAGATTACTCAGTTAACTAGACAAATTTCTTCCACTCTTATGGAGGAGATTAAATACTTAACCGAAGAACTTCTCAACCAAATCGGTTTGACTAAGAACGTATTTAATGGTACTGCGTCCGCTTCGGAAATGCAAAACTATTATACACGTACTATCGAGCCAATTACTAAAAGAATACAAGAAGAATTCCAAAGAAAGTATATCACTAAAACAGGATACACGCAAGGTCATCGTATTGTAACATATACTGATCCATTTAAACTTGTTCCTACCGAACAGCTAGCAACCATCGGTGATACACTTCTTCGAAATTCTATTCTTACTCCTAATGAATTCCGTGCTATTATTGGTTATGGTCCATCATCCAATCCTTTGGCTAATGAACTATATAACCGTAACATTGCGGATTCTAATCAAGGGTATTCTTTGCCTGGGTCTGCTGAGTCCCCTGAAGGAGATTATGCTGAAACTGAAGAGGGTTACTATCCTCCTGAAGAACAGTAAGAAACTTCAAAATCCAAGCAAATAAAATAGGAGGACACACATGGGAACTCATCCAGATTATGACTTCGCAGGCTATGCAACACGAAATGATTTGCGTTGTACAGATGGAGTCACTATCAAGCATGGAGCTTTCGAGGATAATGACGGTAAAAAGGTTCCGCTAGTTTGGTCGCATGATCCTAGCACCCCCGAAAACGTCATTGGACACGTAATACTCCATCAAGACAGTGAAGGCATGTATTGTGAAGGTTACTTCAACTCTACACCAAATGCCGAAGCTGCTAAAGAATTGGTACTACATGGAGATGTCATGTCAATGTCGATTGGGGCTAATCGCATTAAGCGTACGCCATCTAATGACGTTATTCATGGTAATATCTATGAAGTATCATTGGTAATTGCCGGGGCAAATCCTGGTGCTGTAATTACGGAAGTCATTCGACATTCCGAAAATCCTGAGGAAGGGGAAACCATCATTATGGAATCTAATGAAATCATCCATTCTGCTCGAGACATCATTCTTCAAGATCAGAAGGATAAACCATCACTGCTAGATCGTATTCAGCATGCTGATGAAGGTCAAGCTTCTGCTGAACTCGATGCTGTTCTTGAGACATTATCTCCAGAACAACAAGAAGCAGTCGCACTTATCGTTGACGCCGCTGCTGAAAGCGCTGCGGAAGCTGCTGCAGAACAAGTTCTTGATGAAATTGACGAACTTGCTGCTCAAGAAGAGGACATCGATGAAGAAGGAGACGATGACTCTGAAATCGAACAAAACGACAATGAAGGAGAAAAGTTAATGCATTTTAACGCTTTCGAAGGTGATACTCTCACTCATAGCCAAGCTGCTACTATCAAAGATCAACTTACCCATGCAATGAAAGTTGCTCAAGAATCAGGTCGCAAAGTTTCTCACGTTCTTTCTGAATTGGGGCAAGACGAACTGAAACACTCAATGAACAACGTTGAATTGTTGTTCCCAGAACACACTCTTACTGGCGGCGGAGTACAAGTAATTTACTCCAACAACACTGCTACTGAACATATTCTTGGAGCCGTTACAAAAGTACCTACTGCTTTTGTTAAGTCTATCATGTCAGACCTGTCAGATCTTTCCGAAGAAAATCTTCGTGCGAAAGGTTACATCAAGGGTAACCAAAAGAAAGAACAAATCATTTCTTTCCTTACTCGTAAGACAGATCCTAAGACAATCTATAAGAAACAATCTATCGACCGTGACGATGCTATCGACATGGGTCAACAATTGAACGTTGCTGCATTCTTCCAACAAGAAATGCGTATGAAACTGAACGATGAAATCGCTCAAGCAATCCTTGTAGGGGACGGACGCGCTACTGGATCACAAGACAAGATCGATGAAACTAAGATTCGTCCAATCTCTAAAGATGACGACTTCTACACAATCAAGACTAAATACGATTCTAAAGTATTGCTTGATATCTTCGAAACTGTTGCTAACCAAAAGACTAAGATGCATGGTTCAGGAACTCCAACCCTGTATGTAAACCCAACATTCTTGGTTAAACTTCGCTTCTTGCGTAACAAGAACGAACAATGGGTATTCGGCGGACAACAACCTGCTACTACAGAATACCTCGCTTCACTGTTTGGTGTTAAAGAAATCGTTGAAACTAACTTCTTGAAGGAAGATGAAATGATCATGGTTAACTTGGCAGACTACCAAGTAGGCACAAACCAAGGCGGTCAAGTGACTTCATTCGAAGACTTCGATATCGACTACAACAAGCAGAAATACTTGATTGAAGCTCGTCTTTCAGGTGCTCTTGTACGTGCTAAAGCGGCTGTGTACTTCACACCTAAAGAAGCTGCAGCTGTAGTTCCTGGCGGCTAATCATGAAGCTAACGGGCATCGCTGGGTTTGAACTTGATCAAGTCGAGCGCGAAGACATGCCCAGCGTTTTCGAGAGTAAAGTCGTGACCAAGAAGTTTCGCGGAGAGCTTCTTAGTCAGACTTGGCGTAATCAAAATAGCGACAAATCCACTAATGATAATTTGCTAAACAATAACAGAATCTCCCTTGTTATTAATAAGTTCTTCATGAGCAACATTGCAAATCTAAAATATGTGGAATATAATGGTGTTAAATGGAAAGTTGAGTCTTTCGATATTAAATCACCAAGAATTCACATTACATTAGGAGGAGTCTATAATGGTTAAAAATCGTCGAGATTTTCTGGATAAGAAACTCCGTGAAGTTTTAAAAGAACACGGCTACGCTCTCTACTATAATTCGACGTCAAATACAAAAATCACATACCCATGCGTCATCTATAAGCTTTCTGACAAGCAGTCTAGGTTTGCTGATGACGTTAGGTATTTTCATAGAGACATGTATCAGGTAACTGTTATCTCGAAACTACCAGATTCGCCGGTAGTTGAAGATATTATGGAGAAATTCCAAAATGTTACATTTGATTCAAACTATGTTATTGATAATTTGTATCACTCAATTCTTACTATAACACAAAGCTATTAGGAGGATTTAAATAATGGCTGAACTTAAATATCTTGAAACTGGTTCTCGTATTTATGAAACTGGTGTTTCCAAAGGGGTCTTGTTCGTTATGGGCGACACTGGTACATACAACCAAGGTGTTGCTTGGAATGGTTTGACTAACGTTCAAGAATCTCCAAGTGGTGCTGAAGCGAATGACCAATACGCTGATAACATTAAATACCTTTCATTGACTGGTGCAGAAAACTTCGAAGGTACTATCGAAGCGTTTAGCTCACCTAAAGAATTCGACCAATGCGATGGTATGGCTGAAATCGTAGCAGGTGCTAACGCTCACCAACAAAACCGTCGTCCATTTGGATTCGCATACCAATCAATCATTGGTAACGAAGTTAAATTCAATGAATACGGTACAAAACTTCACTTGTGGTATGGATGTAAAGCTGCTCCATCTGAACGTCAACATCAAACAGTGTCTGATAGTCCAGAACCAGCAAATCCATCATGGTCAATTACTTCTACACCAGTAGACGTTCCAGGATTTAAACCAACTTCAGTAATCACTGTTGATTCTACTAAAGTTGATGCTACTAAATGGAAGAAGCTCATTGCTAAAGTCTATGGTGATGAAACAGGAAATGCTACACTTCCTACACCAGCAGAAGTTATCAACTTGCTTAAATAATTAATCGAATAGGAGAACTACATGTTAAAGCAAAAAATCAATTATGAAGGTTTTGACGGTCCAGTGACCACTGAAGAATATTTCAATCTTACTCGTATTGAGCTGATTGAATTCCAAGGACGACATGGCGGTAAGGAGATTGAAGCTCGTATCAACGAAATTCAAAAGAACGAAGATTTGACCGCTTTGTACGCTCTCCTTAAGGATCTTATCCTTTCCGCCTATGGTAAACGCGAAGGTGACCGGTTCGTCAAGAACAAAGAAGTTCGCGATGAATTTGGACAATCTCTTGCGTTTGGTCAATTGATCGAAGATCTTCATGAAAACGAAACCTCTATGCTAACATTTGTTAAAGGAATTCTTTCATCTATTAAAGGATTGGACGAACTCGTTAATAAACAAGCATTAGAACAAGGCTAATCGTTTCGCCGATGGGAATTACTCATCGGCTTTTTTTTAAATTGAGGTATGATCTATGAAACATGATTTCTTATATATCGAAGTTGACTCTTTGTCGCTTTTTGATGAAGAAAACCAAAGATTCATTGATAGACCTAAGCAAAAAGTAGAATTTCGATACACTCTAAAGAATTTAGATGAGTGGGAATCAAAACATAAGAAGAGATTTCTTGATAACAAGGATCTTACTGATG